CGACGTCGCCGAAGGGTTGTTAGCCCTGCATCAAGTAAACGGATCATGGCGCAACGTGGCGGAAGCAATCGGCAAATCGCCAGCATGGGTTAGCAAGCGCCGAGGGTTGTTGCGCTTGCGAAAGATAACGGCGCAGGTCCTGCGAGAAGGGTGGACGGCAGATCCCGAGATTCTGCTGACTCTTAACCAGATCGAATCCAAGGCACCCGAACAGGCGGAATCGCTAGCGCTCGCACTTCAAGAAGGACGGACTAGCCGCGCCGCTATTCGCGCTGTGCTCGAAGGCATGAAGACCGGAAATGGCAAACAAGCGGCGGACGGCGACGAGACCGAGAACGAACACGATAACGAGTCCAACGAAGCGAAAGAGCGTTTCGGTAACTGGGAACTGGCCGAGTCGACCGCGCTAGACCTTGTAAAGATTCTTCGAGGAAACGCAATCGCAGACGCGCGCCGCGCCGACTTACTGGAATCGCTGCAAACGCTCATTGCTAAAACTTGGCAGCGCACGTAAGGAGCCGGGATGCCCATCGAGCTTGTAACAGGGCTTCCCGGTGCAGGGAAGACCCTCCTCACCATCGCCCGTATACGCGAACAAACCGCGAAAGACGGCAGACAAGTGTTCCAAAAGGGAATAAAGGAGCTAACGCTTCCATGGCCAGAATGGGAGCCAGAGAAATGGCAAGAACTGGAAGCCGGGTCTATCTTCATAATTGACGAGTGTCAAAAGGCGTTCCCGGTTAGGGGGCGCGACAGACCACCGCCTTGGATAGAGGGCCTAGCGGAGCACCGACATAAAGGCGTCGATTTTGTGTTGATCACACAAAATCCGATGCTAATTGATTCATTCGTGCGCCGACTGGTGGGCAGGCACTTCCACATCGTGCGAAAGTTCAATACGCACTTCGCTACGGTGCACGAATTCCCAACTGGCGTGAAGGAGAACGTCGCGACTTCGCGGGAAGGCAGCATAACGCATGAACAACGATACCCGAAAGACGTATTCGAACTATACAAATCGGCGGAAATGCATACGATGCAGCGCCGAGTCCCAATGCGTGTATGGCTTCTACTCGCTATCCCCTTCATACTCGCGGCGCTAGTATGGTACCTATACCTGCGACTAAACCCGAACGCGACAGCCGAAAGGGTGGACACCACAATGCCCGCCGCGTCCGCGCCTTTCGCTGGCGAAACTGGGTTCAAAAGACCGGGCACTAGGAGTCCGGGAAGCGCAGAACGTAAGACCGCCGAAGAGTATGTAGCAGACTACGTGCCGCGACTCGCCGACTTCCCGCATACCGCGCCGGTATACGACGAAGTAACCAAGCCCCAGATCGCCCCTTATCCTGCGGCTTGCCTCGCAACGAAAACGCGTTGCAAATGCTACACGCAACAAGGAACCGTGCTACCCACCGAAACCCAATCATGGTGTGCTCCGAGTTGCGTTGAAGGGACATCCTTCGAAGCTTCGGACCTCGCTCCCCTCGCTGGCGAGGGGCGGGGGGGAGTGGTTCGTGCCACAACGCAAGAATCGGCCCGCGCTGGCCGATTGAAATTTGTTATCCCCCTTGTCCGTCCTCACTCCGCTGGGGACGGACAAGGGGGATAACTCGGCCAGTGTGGGACGATTCCATTAGCCAGGAGCGGCGGGCGGGCGGCTGGCGTGCCATGGGTCGCCCTGCGACACTTGGCGCGACAGTTGCACGGCTGTCGCGGGCCATACGTTAGCCAGCGAACCCGCGTTAGGGATCGTTACCCGAATGGGCTAAGACCATGTACTCATGGGCTTAGTGGCGAAGCCATAGAGCCCGGTCCCGTAGGGAAACGCCCTGATTTGTCAATTAGGGTTTCTACTGTGGACATGCTTAGGCCTTTATAAGTCATACTCCGTCCCGTTGCTTACTGAGAGGGTTCGAAACATGGCCGGAAATGTACCGCAGTCGATAGAGCAAGTGGAAGCCCTGGCTCTCAAGCTCGATGCGCAAGGCTTGTTCCGCCGTCCGGCGAGCATCAAGCGCGGGGATTGCGTTCGTGTCAAGCGAATGGGCCACACCGTTTGTGCAGTTGTCGAGAGCAAGTGCGGCCCTACTGCTCCTGAGCTTTTCGCGGTCGTTACTGTGTGTGGTCGTTGGCTTGTCGCCTCGGCGTTCATCTTTGTCTGCCCCGGTGCGAAAGGTCAGCCCTGCGCATGCCGCGTAGGGCGCGTCCCGTCGCCAGCGCAGCGCGACGCGACGCGCCCCGGTGCGTCCATGCCCCCCCTCGGTAACACGGGGGTAACAGCATGAAGGCGGGTAACAGGGTGGACGCCACTCCTCTAAGCGATGGTCGTCGCATTCGGTGGACTTTGGAGCAAGTCTTCCAGAAGGATCAATGTGCGGTCCGGCTGGATTGGTTGCGCTTCACCGTCTCCCTGGATGCCATTACCGGTGGCTTGCAACTGGGAGCGATTCCGTATGAGCTACTGGAAGAACTCGGCGCTTCGCAGCGCGACCTTGTACGCGATGCTCGTGGAGTCGGCACGGCGGCATTGGGGGCTATTTGGGCAGCTCGCGAAGGCGCCAGAAAGCTGGTCGAGCTAATCGGCGTTCTGGAAGTTGGCGCGGTTGAAGGCAAACCGATGGACTACTACTCGGCCCGCTGCGCGTTCGTATTCGAAGGGGCAACGGTCGGGTATTGTTTGGCTGGTGGCAACCAGTCTTCTCAGGCCTCCACAGTTCATTTCAACCTCCACGGCGCTGCCTGTCTTCAACTTTCGCAAGCGCAATGGGACAAGGTTGCTTCGTTCGTCGAAACCAGCGGCGGGCGCATAACGCGGGTCGATTTGGCCTGCGACATCTTCACGGGGCTCGATATCAAGTCGCTCCCGGACGCCTATCTCTCTGGCGCGTTTGACGTTCGCGGCAAGCGGCCGTCCCAGATGGAACATGGATCTTGGACGTCTGGTCATTCGCGGACGTTTCAGGTTGGGCAGCGCGAGACTGGTAAATGTTGCCGAGTTTACGAGAAGGGGCACCAGCTGTTTGGTCCTGAATCGAACGACCCATGGGTGCGTGTCGAAGTGGAGATTCGCAATTCGTCGCGCGTTGTATCTATCGACACTCTGCGTCGACCCGCAGACTTCTTCGCGGGGGCGTATCCCTATTGTGAAAACGTCCTCCAGATGGTGGCGCAGGCGTTTGAAGCGTCCCGCATCCCTACGCATCGGCTTGTCGCTGAACGGGTGGCGCATGCAGCGGTTGCGTCGTCGGTCCGATGGGTTGCTAGGGTTGCTGCTCCGTCTGTTCGCGCGGTCCTTCGTTTCGGTGCTGAGGCACTGGATGAGATAGCACTTCCGGATGATGGTCGGATGCCCGGTCGGCTTCGCGGTTTCTCGCATGCGCGATTAGCGCACGGGTTTGAACAAGTCGCACGGGTTTTAGTCCAGGTCCGTGTGCCCTCGCAATTCGGGCCTGTCTAGGGGTTCACATGAAGTTTAAGAGTCAAGTTACGGTCCTCGGTCTGAAGGCGTCCAAAGGCCAGATGGAAAACGGTCAAGCGTATGACAGTACGAAAGCGTACATCCTGATGGACATGGATTCCAGCAAGGGTCGCATGAAAGGGCAGAGCTGTGAGCCATTTAACATTGGCGACAGTACCGTGTTCGATAAGTTCGATACCGTCGCATGCCCATTCCTGGCTGACGCGGAATTCGAGATTGTTACCACGGGTACCAGTCAAAAGACACAAGTGGTGTCGCTGGTCCCGGTCAAGGCCGCTACGAAAGCCTGACGTGTCCCGGTTTGTCGTCCAGTCCGCTGAGTCTTTTCAGTTCCTGCATTTTTCACAAGTGCGGCAGGAGGTGTGTTGGACTCCCTCACTTATCGCGGCTCTGCGTCATGGCGTTGTCCGGGACTACGAGGAGGCGCTCCAGCTCAGGGAAGACCACGCGGATTTGACGGCGGTTATTGTTGACGTGGACATGTCGGGGGCCTAAATGGGGAAACTTTCTCACGGTGTGTGCTTCGATAACCCTTCGTTTGCCGCGATGGACTACGCGAGTCGGGCGCAACCGTTTAGCGCCGTCTATGACGGGTTAGGTATCCCGGAGGTTTACACCGTACGGGCTACCACTCCTGCTGGTTCCGTCCAGTTTTGGAGTCCCATCACGGATCAGGCGTACAGCTGGCAACTTCCCAACTGCAATGTTGCGGACTGGGAAAAGTTCGATCTTTTCAATCTGTCGGTTGTCGACGGCGGGCTGATATCGGGCGCGGTGCTCGGCATCTGGTTTATCGGGTTTGGGATTCGTGCGTTGATCGCAGCTCTCAACACCGATGGTGACAAGTCTTTGTAAATTAGCCTTATGACACTCGGGCTGATCTTTGCATTCTGTGTCGTTTTGGAGTTTCGCATGAGCAAGTTTAATCGTTTGGCACTGGTGGCCTCGGGTCTTTTGGCGAGCGGCGCTGCATCGGCTGCTGTCGACATCACGGGCATCACCGCCGTGGGCCCGGACATCACCGCCGTGGGCGCAGCGGTCTTCGCAGTCGCTGTCGGCATCAAGCTGTATAAGTGGGTGCGTCGCGCACTGTGATCGGTTTGGCGGGGCTTTCGGGCCCTGCCTTTTTAACGCGGAGGTCGTGCTGTGGGCATCTTTGTAATTATTGCAGTGCTGGGGGCAGTATGGATCGCCCTCCGTTAAGCCTCTTTCGGATCGCATGCTTACTGGTAGGTTTGTGCTGTCTGCTGGTTGGTTCCGGGTCAGCCGTGGCGTATGGCACGGTGCCGCAAGCTACAGTGATCACTTACCGTGTCAACTTTCTTAACGGTCAATTCATTTCGGGGTATTCGGCGAATATCGCTGACGCGTGCGAGGCCATGAGGGCCTTTCTCGTCGCGCAGCAACCGGCAAACGGACCCTTCGCAGTTATTTCCTGCACAACAAACGGGTCGGTCGTACGTCGCACCAACCCTGTCCCCAATCCGCCTACGGATTACACCGGCGTCATCCAGACCGCCAGCAATACCGCATGTCCGAGCGACTCAACGCTCGCATCTGGTAGTTGTATCTGCAATAGCGGTTTTAAGGCTACTGGTTCTTCGTGCTCTGCGATTAATTGTCAAGCGGCGCGGGATGAGGCTTCTAACCAGTATTGGACTTGGTCCGGCAACACCTCGTCGACGTGCATTAAGGGGTGCACTATGTCTTGCGCCTTGCGTGGCTACCTGTCGGCGTCTAACAAGTCGTCCTGTGAGGGTACCGCGCTTTTGGCGGATTCGTCGAGTTGTCAAGGCGCCAATGCAGGCGCGAATACGGATGGCAATGGCACCGGCACGGCACCCAGTGCACAGGTGTGCCCAGCTAGCCAGTGCCCGGGCACGGTTAACGGGCTGTCGGTCTGCGTTGCGTGCTCGAATACAGTTGCGCCGGGGCCTTCAGTTACAGCGTCGGCGCCTTCCGGCGGTACGAGTCCAACCCTTGCAGGTGCTCCACCGGGGTCTGTTTCCAGCACTAAGGAGACTGAGTGTATTGGCGCTCAATGTACGACGACGACTACTTATCGTGACTCCCAAGGCGCGAAAACAGGGGAGACCCAGGAAAAGGATTCACTGGAAGGCTTTTGTAAGCAAAATCCGGCTTCACCGCTTTGCGTGCAAAGTAAGTTTGCGGGGGCGTGCGCTGGCGGCTTTACATGTAGTGGCGACGCCATCCAGTGTGCTATAGCCAGGGATCAGCACAGCAGGAACTGTCAGGCTTTTGATGATCAGACGCCACTTACACAGGCCGGACTGGCGGCGGCTAACGGCGAGGCGCAACCTTCCGGACATCCTGGAGCCAACGGGGGCTCCGTTAGTATGAGTTTCGCAAGCGCAATCGACACGAGTGATAGGTTGGCGGGCGGATGTCCGTCTAATGTTAACTTCGTGGTCGGCGGTTCTGCGCTGGTGTTGCCGCTTTCGGACTTGTGCGGTCCGCTGTCTATGCTCGGTACGTTGATGGTCGGGCTAAGCATGTTCGCGGCGGCGTTTATTGTGTTTAGGAGTTAATCATGCCTGCATTCATCGCGGCTTTGATCGGTGCATTGGTTCAAGCCTGTGGAACTATCGTAGGTAAAGTGCTTGTGTCGCTCGGTATCAGCTATGTCTCGTACACGGGTATTGACACGTCAATTACCTGGGCGCGTGACTATCTGCTTACCGGGTTATCAGCGTTACCGGCGAATGCAGTTGCGGTCGCTTCAACAATGAAGCTAGGTGTGTGCGTCAGCATCTTGACTAGTGCTCTGGTCGCACGAACCGTGTTGTCTGGGCTCACTGGCGGAGCGCTGAAGAGAATGGTCGTTCGCAGCTGATGGCACCGATTCAGGAGGGACTGCGCTAGCAGTCCAGTCGTCTAGGTTTCCTTGGGATGTAATGGGGGTACTCCCCCATTGCATCCTGAGGAAACCGGCACGGAGCGAGCTAGCCTGAAAGGCTAGGCATGGCACCGATTCAGGAGGGACTGCGCTAGCAGTCCAGTCGTCTAGGTTTCCTTGGGATGTAATGGGGGTACTCCCCCATTGCATCCTGAGGAAACCGGCACGGAGCGAGCTAGCCTGAAA